AGGAAGGGCCCTTCCCGGGTCCGTAGCATTGAACCACACGGGGATAGGGAGGAAGAATGTACGTATATACCCCTCGGGTTCGTTTGTCCAGTTGCACATGGTGTTGTATGCTATTTCCTCCTCCAAATTATAAAACAGCTCCCAGTACATCCTGAACCACTCGTGGCCAAACTCATACACCTTTTGGCCTCCGATATACAACTCTATGTGCTTCAGCCATTGCTCACACGAAAAATATGGCGCTGGGTCGTTTGGCTGAGATGGGCCGCGTTGGAACTCAATTTCAAACATTATGGCGTATATCAAGTCTCCCGACCGAGACAAGGTGACGGAAATATCGCCATTGGATACAATTCCTCCTACGATATCTTGCTCAATTGATTCCAGCGCAAAATTTCTATACCTCGTGAAAACAGATTTCCAGAATGTCATCTTTGGGTCTCCAGTTAAGTACACGTCCTGGGCTCCATATGCAACAAGCTGTGTCAAAGCCCCTGTCATGTTCTTTTATGTTAAGTTAATATTTTTTATTTAAGTTTAAATCAAACGATCGCACCTCTCCATAGGGGTATTGCGCTTATTTTGGTTTGTCATTTAATGTATATCGACACTTGTAAGGATATAATGGTAAATTTATTGTAATTACCAAAATGGGCTTCATTTACAAACTCACGCTCAAGAAGGAGTCCAGAAAAGCATACATCGGGCAAACAATCCGTGACATACATAAACGTTTGGAAGAACACCAGCTGTCAAGTAGCGGGTGTAAGGCGATCTCTGGCGCCATCAAGAAGCACGGATGGGATAACTTCGACAAGGAGTGGTACGAGGTTCCCGACGAGGAACTTAATTTCTACGAGGAGATGCTGGTGGCGTTGTTCGGAACTCTCGCGCCTGGTGGGTACAATCTCAAGGAAGGTGGTGGTGCCACTGGGAAGATGAGCGAGGAAAGCAAGCAAAAAATGAGCGACGCAAAGTCAGGTGAGAAGTGTTATTGGTTTGGGAAGACACACACAGAGGAAAGCAAGCAAAAAATCAGCGAATCACTATCCGGCGAGAAGAATCCTATGTATGGGAAGACCGATGAGAAGAATCACTTTTATGGGAAGGAACACACTAAGGAGTCCAAGCAAAAAATGAGCGAATCACGATCTGGTGAGAAGAATCACAAATCCAAGAGAGTGTATCAGTATACTCTTGATGGCACGTGCGTTGGCTCATATGGTTCGAGTGGGGAAGCGGCACGAGCTCTTGGAAAGACTAATGGGTCTAAGATACGTATGTGTGCTCGTGGGGATCGCAAAACAGCATATGGTTTCAAGTGGACCCGCGAAAAATTGTGATCAAACGTTAGCAGAGAAACACACCATGTCATTTATAGATATGGCGTAGTTACTTTTCTTCGTTGCGAACAGCCCGCTCTGAGAAATCGCATAACATGAAGAGTTTAAATGGACTATTTGCCATGTCATCGGAAGTTTTGATACAGCATCGAGCATTTTATACCTAAAATCACTTTTGAATACCACGTCGTCCTTAGATATCAATGTTATCGCGTTGTTCTCGTCAAATGCTTTGCGCAAGGCCTTCGTATGTGAAGAAAAATCGTCGTAATCTCCTCGTATTCTGAGTATATCGATACCAGGGATGCTCTGTTTTTCCATCATCTTTCTAGCAGTTATATCTTCGTCATTGTTTATATAAAGACATGGTATATTATTTCTTCTAGTGATTAGTTTATCCATGCTATACGAGAATTCTTCAAGAAGGTTGTCCCAATCGTATGTTTGCTTTATATGTTTTTCTATACTTGCACCATCCGCCTTCAAGATGTCCCTGTTGTTGTAATAAAACAGAAGCTTGTCGGCAAAGTCTTTATAATCGCAGATAGCAAGTTCCCCATTGTGGAAATCAATATTTGCAGGCAATGTCATATACACCTTTGGATCCACGAGCATATTTTCAAAACCCCGAAATATGTCAGAAAGACCTCCGGTGTTTGTTACTACTTGCGGCACTCCCAGATATGCGCCCTCAGTGTTACACAGGCCGAACCCTTCACCGCCACACGTGTTCATCCCAATGTCAGACGCGTTGAGAGCAGTATTTATGATCTCGTCGGACACGAGACCACCGTTTTCCGAAAGTAATTTAATGTTCTGCATTGAAATTATGTTGTAATCCACACCTTCCAGTATACACGCAGTTTTTATGATATCCTGGAAATTATATCCGGTGTCGATATCGAGTCGGCAATTGATCATCAGTTTAACCTTTTCGTTTTCCCCGGTGAGTTTCCAAAACCTAACAAATGCCTTTATTGTGATATCTAATAATTTTCTGTACGAGTTTCTGTTCGTATTAAATATCATAAAATCGTCTTCCTCCAGCCCCAGCACCTTCTTCGCACTCTCTTTTGATAATTTGGTAAACTTTTTCTTATCAACCCCGTGTGGAAAAACGGATATCTTCTTCGGTGAAATTTTGAAACAATTGGTGAGGTGTTTTTTCCAAAAATCAGAGAACACGAAAATGTGGTCGGCATATTTTGCTATGTGGTCTATGAGTTCCGACTTCTGGAATGTGTACACTATGTCCAGGTAGGAGATAAATGGACACCTTTTCGGAGAGTCCAGCATCTGGTTAAGAAGAGCACACGTGACCGGCATATCATTATACACGATGATAACATCAGGGTCCACTTTCCGCACGGTATCTGTCCATATGTCAGTACCAAATGTATCCTTGGACAGTGTGTGAACATCTATGAGATGAACATTATCGGGAAGTTTCCGATCTTCCTCTATGCCATACGGTTTGTATCGTTGGAACGCAAAGTGGTGTATCTCGTGTCCCAGGTTTGACCAATGTAGCAAAATATTGTACGCTATGCGCCCGTACCCAGTTGTCTGAGTCGCGTCTGTAGAGGCAAACAGTATTTTCATTGTAGTTAACTTAAAAAATTATAATTTTTGCTCTAATTTAACAAGCCGTGCTTCGAGTTCTTCGTTTTTTATCTTCATTTTCTTCAGTTCTGCCACCGTGTACAGGAGGATGTTGAACCACTCAATGCCCGCGGGGTTATCGTCCTGCGTCCATGCGAAGTAAGGATCGGCCTCGTACACCTCTTCCGCAATCAACCCGACAAAATGCTTGTTGTCCGAAATAGCATCATATTCCACCGGCCGGATGTCGTACACGTGGGCAGTATTCGCCGTAAGGTCGATAATGTTTTTCTTGATGTTCCTCGTGGACGAGTTGTATGTTATTTCTTTTGTGACGGCATTGTACACGAGTACCGGGGTGGATGCTGCATCGCTTCTGATGGGCGCAATTGTCAACGTACCCGCTGCAGTCGAGGTGAGGGCGGCGCCGGTCGCATTTATAATTATCGAGTTCACATCTGATACATTTGCAGTCCCTGCACCAGTTCCTATGGCAACGCTATTTGCTGCCAAGTCGATAATTCCTGCGTTTGTTCCTATCGCTATGGAATTGACACCTTGGTTGGAACTTCCCGCATTCGTTCCTATTGCCACTGAAGATGTCCCCTGGCTAGTAAGCCCCGCGTCGAACCCTATTGCCACGGATCTCGCCCCCTGTGTATTGCTTCCTGCCAATGTCCCTATTGCCACGGCATTAACCCCCTGTGCGTTACCTCCTGCACTCGTTCCTATTGCCACGGAAGATGCGCCTTGGCCAGTAAAACCTGCCCCTGGTCCCACCGCCACGGTAGATTCCCCCTGGCTAGCAGCTCCTGCTTGGCGTCCTATCGCTACTGCATTTATAGCTTGATTAGTCTGTCCTGCTTCCGCCCCCACTGCCACGGAACTGGCTCCTTGGGTACCCCCGCCGGCATTAAACCCTAGCGCCACGGAAGATGTCCCCTGGTTAGTCTGCCCCGCGTTGAACCCCATCGCCAAGGCTCTTATACCTTGGGTATTGCTTCCTGCATTATACCCTATTGCCACGGAAGAATCACCTTGGCTAGTACGTCCTGTATAACCCCCCATCGCCACGGAAGATATCCCTTGGTTAGTCTGTCCTGCAAAAAGCCCAATTGCCACGGATTCACCTCCTTGGGAAGTACGTCCAGCATTCACTCCTATTGCCACGGAAGATATCCCTTGGCTAGTATGTCCCGCGAATGACCCTAATGCCACGGCAGATGCACCTTGGGTGTTACTTCCTGCATTGAACCCTATTGCCACAGCTTGTGCTCCTTGGATATTACCTCCCGCGTTCAGCCCCACTGCCACGGAAGCATTGCCCTGGGCAGTATTTCCTGCAAAAGCGCCGATTGCAATTGCATTCGCTTGTTGGGAAGTCTGTCCTGCAGCCAACCCTATTGCCACGGAAGATGCACCTTGGGTGTTACTTCCTGCATTGAACCCTATTGCCACAGAAGATGCACCTTGGCTAGTAGCTCCCGCGTTGAGCCCCACTGCCACGGAAGCATTGCCCTGGGCAGTATTTCCTGCAAATGAGCCGATTGCAATTGCATTCGCTTGTTGGGAAGTCTGTCCTGCACCGACCCCCATTGCCACGGAAGATGCACCTTGTCTAGTAATCCCTGTCTGTAGGCCTATTGCCACGGAACAAGTACCTTGGGAAGTCTGTCCTGCAAGATACCCTATTGCTATACTTCGTGTACTTTGATTAGTAGCTCCTGCAAAATTCCCTATCGCCACGGAATAAGAACCTTGGACACCGCATCCTGCATCTTGCCCGATTGCCACAGCTTGTGCACCTTGGAAATTGTTTGCTGCCCGTGACCCTATTGCCACCGCTGCTAGCCCCTGGTTAGTAGTTCCTGCACTGGTTCCTACTGCCACGGTAGATTGCCCTTGGCTAGTCTGTCCCGCGAATGACCCTAATGCCACGGCAGACGGTTGTTGGGAATTCTGTCCTGCACTAGATCCTATTGCCACGGTAAACGATTGTTGGGTGTTACTTCCTGCATTGAACCCCACTGCCACTGCTTGTGCCCCTTGGGCATTACCTCCCGCCCCCGTTCCAAATGCTATAAAAGTAGAGTTGAGTATGAGGTTCGACACGTTGGCGTACGTGCCGATGATGTTGCCACGGACATCAATGCTCGCAACCGCGGGGAGTGACGATATACCAGTCAATAGTGACCCGTTGCCGATGAAGAAGGTTCCAACGACGTTGCCGAGGACGTTGACTTGACCACTGGCCGCGATGTTGCCACCCGCTAATGTACCTACATTTCCAGAGGCTGCAAAGATGTCTGTCACGTTGGCGTACGCACCGATGACATTACCACTGATGTCAAGGTTTGCCGTTGCTGGGAGTGTGAAGCTTGCGATTCCGGTCAGCTGGGAGCCGTTGCCTATGAAATATTCACCTGTCGTTATATTACCTGCTACGGATAACGAAGCCAAACTAATCCCAGGGATCACCGCGTTTCCAGTGACTGTCAGATTCCCGACTGTGAGTTGAGGCATAGCAGACCCGTTGCCCAACATACGTATGTTTCCTTTCAGGAAAATAGTTCCATTTGTTGCATTTATCCCGCCAAACTGTAAAAGATCTCTTTTGAAATCAGCACTGCTCATCTGGTTTATATTGTATGTCGTCGTTTTTTTTGTAAAACCGCGGTGTTTGCTGGATGATGAAACTCAAACGAAAATATATGAAATTTCCACAAGAATAATTTCATAAAATTAATTGTGACACTGCAGCCAGCATATTCTTGGAGTTCTCTCGCCGTGTATGATTCGCATTGAAACACTATTCCATGTGAAACTTTCAGTTGAAAACTAATTTCAAAAAAAAAAAAAAAAAATAAAAAGATACTAACGATACTCACAACTATAAACTACACTACCGCGTGAGATTATGATACTCAAAGATACTCACAACAATGTAAAATAACTTAATAATTTATGTTCTTTTTATATCAAGATGTCTATATATAAGACACACAGAACTTCTTTCTATTTATGTGGTTGTGGTTTTGAAACAATACATCCAGGGAATGCTTCTCGACATAAGAAGACTTCTTGTGGCCATACAATCAAATCTGAATCCAGAAACTTTGTATGGGAAGAAGATATCAAGAAAATCAACACATCTGGAAACGTGTCATCCATAACCACAGGAGATGTTGAAATCATGAACAACATTGGCACACAGAATAATACAATTAACATCACACTACAAGTTCCAGATAAAACAGTCATTGCTTCAATTCAAGAAGCGGTGAAGAATCAAGATTGCGTGGAGGAGCTGCGATGCGCCGACCCCCATGAAATACCCGCAATATTGTTCAAGTATACACGTGGTACGAAAGCAGAACAAAAAGTAATCAAATACGATGCCGACAAGAATGTGGTCAGGCATGTAGACCCCGTCACCGGCAAGGAAGTCGCCAAGGACCTCAAGAGATACAGAAACGAATATCTTGTCAAGAATGCTGACGTGTATGACGATGACTACTACATACCGTATATGCCGCCAAGAGTTCAACGGAGCATGAAGGAAATGTCCACACCATCATTTGACTCTGGCAAGAAGAAAGACAAGCAAATCCCTGCGGCAGACGTCATAAAGATGTGCGCGTCCGGCGACCACCGAATGTACAAATTTCCCGTAGAGACCAAGAAATTTTACACTGACGTTGCCGAGAACGTTGACAACGAGATAAAGTCCACAGGAAAAGATGGCTGATTCTGTTGCTTTCCACCACGAGGTTCCCGCAAGCGTGAAGACGCTCCAGCAGAAGATGGAGACTCACACGGAGAGCTTCCTCGATAAATTAACGAACGAGAACAAGACGAACGGTTTTTTGTGATTTATCACCGTTGTTCCACAATGTCCAGTCGGGCCTTCAATTTCTTCATTTCCGCCACCGTGTACAAGAGGATGTTGAACCACTCAATGCCCGCGGGGTTACCGTTCTGCATCCAGGCAAAGTAAGGATCGGCCTCGTACACCTCCTCCGCAATCAACCCTACGTAATGTCTGTCATCCGAAATAGCGTCGTATTCTACCGGTCGGATGTCGTACACGTGAGAAGTATTCGCGGTGAGGTCGATAATGTTTTTCTTGATGTTCCTCGTGGATGAGTTGTACGTTATTTCGTTTGTGGTGGCATTATACACGAGCACCGGTGTGGAAGCTGCATCGCTTCTGATGGGCGCAATTGTCAATGTGCCCGCAGCAGATGAGTTGAGGGCGCCTCCTGTCGCGTTGATGATAATGGAGTTTGCATGCTGGGCATTACTTCCTGCGAATGCTCCTATTGCCACGGCATTTGCCCCTTGGCTAGTAAATCCTGCGAATGCTCCCATTGCCACGGCAGACACGCCCTGAGAAGTGACACCCGCATTTGCGCCGATTGCAATTGCATTTGCACCTTGGGTATTGCTTCCTGCCAATGTCCCTATTGCCACGGCACAAAACCCCTGTGCGTTACCTCCTGCACTCGTTCCTAATGCTATGGCATTCGCGCGTTGGGAAGTAAGTCCTGCGCTCGTCCCTATTGCCACAGAACTTGCACCTTGGGCAGTAAATGCTGCGCTGGCCCCTATTGCCACGGAAGATGCCCCTTGAATGTTACTTCCTGCAAATGCCCCTACTGCAATTGAATAATCCCTTTGGCTAGTAGCTCCTGCGGCTGGTCCTATTGCCACGCAAAGTGAACCTTGGTTAGTGCCTGCTGCTAATGCTCCTATTGCCACACAAGAAAAACCTTGGGAAGTGCCTCCCGCATATGTGCCTATTGCCACGGCAGACGCACTTTGGCCCTGATATGCTGTACTAGACCCTATTGCCACACCTTGCGTACCTTGGCTAGTGCCTGCTGCTCCTGGCCCTATTGCCACCGCAGAAAAACCTTGGGTATTACTTCCCGGCGACCATCCTATTGCTATGGCATACGCTTTTTGGCTAGTACGGCCCGCTCCTTCTCCTATTGCCACGGTAGCTGCACCTTGGGCATTACTTCCAGCCAATTTGCCTATTGCCACGGCAGTTGCACCTTGGGAAGTCTGGCCTGCGCTGGCCCCTATTGCCACAGAAGAGACCCCCTGAGAAGTGACACCCGCATTTGCGCCGATTGCAACGGAATTAGCACCTTGGGAAGTAAGGCCCGCCAGGCATCCTATTGCCACTGCACACCCCCCTTGTGTGTTCCATCCAGCACTAGTCCCTATTGCTACAGCGGTCCCGCTTTGGGTATTACCTCCTGCAGATGCACCTATCGCCACGGCAGATGCGCCCTGGCTAACGAGGCCCGCATTGGAACCCAATGCTATAAAAGCAGAGTTCAGTATGAGGTTCGACACGTTGGCGTACGCGCCGATGATGTTGCCACGGACGTCGATGTTCGCGACCGCGGGGAGCGACCCCCCAGACGATATTCCGGTCAGCAGAGAGCCGTTGCCAATGAAGAAGTTTCCAACAACGTTGCCGAGGACGTCGACTTGCCCACTTACATCAACGTTTCCCCCGACTATGAGCTCGTTCCTGACATTTCCTGCGGCTGCAAAGATGTCTGTCACATTGGCGTATGCACCTATTACGTTGCCACGGACATCAAGAGACTGAACACCGGAAGCAATGACGCCTGTCAGCTGGGAGCCATTACCTATGAAGAAAGGTGCTACAACGTTGCCGAGGGCATTGACTTGTCCGCTCGCAGCAATGTTCCCGCCTGCTAGGAGCACATTACCTACGTTTCCGGAAGATGCGAAGATGTCTGTCACATTGGCGTACGCGCCGATGACATTGCCACTGATGTCAAGGTTTGCCGTTGCTGGGAGTGTGAAGCTTGCGATTCCGGTCAGCTGAGAGCCATTGCCGATGAAGAAGGGTGCTACAACGTTACCAAGGACATTGACTTGCCCGCTCGCAGCAATGTTGCCACCCACGAGGAGCACGTTTCCTACGTTTCCAGAGGCTGCCAAGATATCTATGGTTGAGTTGTATGTTATTTCTTTTGTGGTGGTGTTGTACACGAGCACCGGGTTGGATGCTGCGACGCTTCTGATGGGTGCGATCGTCAATGTGCCCGCGGCAGGCGAGTTGAGGGCGCCTCCTGTCGCGTTGATGACAATGGAGTTTGCGTGCTGGTTAGTAAGGCCTGCGAATGCTCCTATTGCCACGGCACACGCACCTTGGCTAGTAAGGCCTGCGCTTGATCCTATTGCCACACTTTGTGTGCCTTGGGTACCCCCGCCGGCACTAAACCCTAGTGCCACGGAAGATGCCCCCTGGTTAGTCTGCCCCGCATTGAACCCCGCCGCCAAGGCTCTTATACCTTGGTTAGCCTGTCCTGCATTATGCCCTATTGCTGTGGAACCTGTGCCTTGTGTAGACTGGGCAGCCTGAAACCCCATCGCCACGGAAGATGCCCCCTGGCTAGAATTTCCCGCGCTGGACCCTATTGCCACGGCACATGCGCCTTGTTCAAAATTTCCTGCACTCGGACCTATTGTCACGGCTTGTGCCCCCTGGCTAGTAACCCCTGCCAAAGCGCCAATCGCCACGGCAGATGCGCTTTGGGTGGTAAGACCTGCGTTTGTCCCTATGGCCACGGCAGACGCCCCCTGGGTAGTAAGTCCTGCGCTGGTCCCTATCGCCACGGCATTTGCGCGTTGGGAAGTAAATCCTGCGCTGGTCCCGAATGCCACGGCAGAATCGCCTTGGGCAGTCCTTCCTGCCAGATACCCTATTGCGACGGCTAAATTACCTTGCGCAGAAAATCCAGCACTGGTCCCTAACGCCACAGATTGTGAACCTTGACTATTGCTTGCTGTACTAAACCCTATTGCTATAGACTCTCTACCCTGTGTCCCACTTGCCGTGGTAAACCCTATTGCCACGGCACACGCACCTTGGGTACCTTGTGCAGCGCCCCAACCTATTGCCACGCCATACGAACCTTGGCTAGTGACGCCTGCCAATTGCCCTATTGCCACGGAAGACGCACCTTGGGAAATCTGGCCTGCACTTGCCCCTAGTGCCACGGCTGCCCCTCCCTGAGAAGTACGTCCAGCATTCAATCCCATAGATACAGCTTGTATACCTTGGCTAGTAAGGCCAGCATTCGCCCCCACCGCCACTGCACACGCCCCCTGAGTAGTAATTCCAGCGCTAGACCCCACCGCCACTGACATTGTACCTTGGTTAGTAGCTCCTGCAAGTGCGCCTATCGCCACAGAAGAAATACCTTGGCTGGTAGCTCCAGCATTTGCACCCATTGCCACAGACAGGTTACCTTGTCTAGTCCACCCAGCCCACGACCCCACGGCAACGGAAGATTGCCCCTGACTGGTGAGACCCGCGGCTATCCCTACTGCCACGGCATTGCCACCCTGGGTCTGACTTCCGGCAGCCACCCCTAATGCAACGGAAGACGTGCCTTGCAGATCCTGACCCGCGTTGAACCCTGCCGCTACTGCACACGCACCTTGGTTAGCCAAACCAGCACTGGTCCCCACTGCCACAGATAGCGTCCCCTGGTTAGAAAATCCTGCGCTAAACCCTACCACTACCGAATTGGCACCCTGGTTGGACTGTCCCGCAGCTCTTCCGATCGCCACGGAATTCAAACCGTGGTTAGTAATACCGGCATTTAACCCCAAGGATACGTCGTTGGAGTTGAGTATGAGGTTGGACACGTTGGCATATTCGCCGATGATGTTGCCACGTATATCCGAACTCGACACTGCGGGCGGGGTATATGCCACTCCTGTCAATAGTGACCCATTTCCAATGAAGAAGTTTCCAACCACATTGCCAAGAACATTGACTTGTCCGCTCGCAGCAATGTTCCCGCCTACTAGGAGCACGTTACCTACGTTTCCTGCAGCTGCAAAGATGTCTGTCACATTGGCGTACGCACCGATGACATTGCCACGGACATCAAGAGACTGAACACCAGAAGCAATGACGCCGGTCAGCTGGGAGCCATTACCAATGAAGAAGGGTGCTACGATGTTGCCGAGGGCGTTGACTTGCCCGCTTGCAGCAATGTTGCCGCCCGCTAGGAGCACGTTACCTACGTTTCCAGCGGCTGCGAAGATGTCTGTCACATTGGCGTATGCACCGATGACGTTGCCACGGACATCAAGAGACTGAACACCGGAAGCAATGACGCCTGTCAGCTGGGAGCCATTACCAATGAAGAAGGGTGCTACAACGTTGCCGAGGACGTTGACTTGCCCGCTCGCAGCAATGTTGCCACCCACGAGCAGCACGTTACCTACGTTTCCTGCAGCTGCAATAATATTTGCCACGTTGGCGTATGCACCAATGATGTTACCACGTATATCCGAACTCGACACGGTGGGTGGGGTATATGCCACTCCTGTCAATAGTGACCCATTTCCAATGAAGAAGTTTCCAACCACATTGCCAAGAACATTGACTTGTCCGCTCGCAGCAATGTTCCCGCCTACTAGGAGCACGTTACCTATGTTTCCTGCAGCTGCAAAGATGTCTGTCACATTGGCGTACGCACCGATGACATTGCCACGGACATCAAGAGACTGAACACCAGAAGCAATGACGCCCGTCAGCTGGGAGCCATTACCTATGAAGAAGGGTGCTACAACGTTGCCGAGGACGTTGACTTGTCCGCTCGCAGCAATGTTGCCGCCCGCTAGGAGCACGTTACCTACGTTTCCTGCAGCTGCAAAGATGTCTGTCACGTTGGCGTACGCACCAATGATGTTACCGCGGACATCGAGAGATTGGACACCAGAAGCAATGACACCCGTCAGCTGAGATCCGTTACCAATGAAGAAGGGTGCTACAACGTTGCCGAGGGCATTGACTTGTCCGCTCGCAGCAATGTTGCCGCCCGCTAGGAGCACTTTACCTACGTTTCCAGCGGCTGCGATGATGTTTGTTACATTGGCATATGCACCTATGACATTTCCACGGATGTCAATATTTGCGACTGCTGGGAGTGATGTGAGCAGGCCGGTCAGCTGGGAGCCATTACCAATGAAGAAGGGTGCTACAACGTTGCCGAGGGCATTGACTTGTCCGCTTGCAGCAATGTTGCCACCCGCGAGGAGCACATTGCCTACATTCCCGGAAGCTGCGATGATGTTTGTTACATTGGCATATGCACCTATGACATTTCCACGGATGTCAATATTTGCGACTGCTGGGAGTGATGTGAGCAGGCCGGTCAGCTGGGAGCCATTGCCAAAGAAGAAGGGTGCTACAACGTTGCCGAGGGCGTTGACTTGTCCGCTCGCAGCAATGTTGCCACCCGCGAGGAGCACATTGCCTACATTCCCGGAAGCTGCGATGATGTTTGTTACATTGGCATATGCGCCTATGACATTTCCACGGATGTCAATATTTGCGACTGCTGGGAGTGATGTCAACAGACCAGACAGCTGAGAGCCGTTGCCGATGAAGAAGGGTGCTACAACGTTGCCGAGGGCGTTGACTTGCCCGCTTACAGCGATGTTACCGCCTGCTAATGTGCCTACATTCCCGGAAGCTGCGATGATGTTTGTTACATTGGCATATGCGCCTATGACATTTCCACGGATGTCAAGATTCGCGACTGCTGGGAGTGATGTTGATGCGAGACCAGTCAGCTGGGAGCCATTGCCGATGAAGAAGGGTGCTACAATGTTGCCAAGGGCATTCACTTGACCAGCCACTGACACATTCCCAGGGGCCGTGACATTGCCGATGATGTCAAGGTTCGCAGCGGTTGGAAGGGTGCTGGTCACCCCCGAGAGCAGAGCACCATTGCCTATAAAAAATTGTCCAGATGTTATATTACCTGCTACGGATAACGAAGCAAAACTAATCCCAGGGATCACCGCGTTTCCAGTGACTGTCAGATTCCCGACTGTGAGTTGGGGCATAGCAGACCCGTTTCCCAACATACGTATGTTTCCTTTCAGGTAAATTGTTCCATTTGTTGCATTTATCCCACCAAACTGTAAAAGATCTCTTTTGAAATCAGCACTGCTCATCTGGTCTATATTGTATGCCGTCGTTTTTTTTTTAAGTTAAAAGATGAAAACCAACAGCTAAGGGTTATTAACGCTGAACAAAAAGATATGAAATTTTCACAAGAATAATACTTGCGTAAATAAATGTTATGGGAAGATGCAACTATGTGTGTACTGCTGGATCGCCTAGATTTATTCACACGTAAAAAGGAAGTTCTTGAGAAATACAACCAATACTGTGATGCATTAAACAGAAATGGCGTGACAGTTTCCGATGTAATAACCAAGAAGATGGAAGGGCGACCAATAGCATGGATGCGGAACGAGTACCCATACGATGTTGATAACACCAGGCACTACCTCATATGGAGCACATACCAACTGAGCAACGAAAAGATAAAAGAAATTGCGACGCGGCATTCACAAGGTCGAAAGTTCATTTGTTTTGTAAATCCTGAGTATTTACGGAGCGTGAAGAATATATGGCACGCTCATGTGATAATTCAGGATAGCCCGTCATCGCAAGACCAATAATCTTGAGGAAATCCCATTAAATAAGTTAGCCACTGTGCGCTGAGATACCAATTCTTATTACCTCCCTCAGAAAATCCAACAACCGCAGACAGCATATTAGACACGCGTTTGGTGAGCGTTCTCGGGCACTTTGCGGAGTTCATGCAGCTATACACAGGCGTTGCCCAATACTTCTTCACCACAGGCTTTGTGAGAACCTTCTTGGGGTCGCAAATCTTGGCAAACGACGCCTCGTTTTCTCTGGGTGTTAAAACAATGTTAAGGGGCTTCCTCGTGGGATGCTTCACGACAAACGTGTAAATCCTGCCATCAATAGAATACCCGTCGGTGTTGCTAGGGCCCAATACTTTGTTCTCTAGGGTGCTGAGCAGAGTCATTGCATATCTTACTTGATCAGGAACCACCGCGTTGCCCATGAAACCGACGCGGAGTTTGTTTGTCTTGTTGTTCTTCTCTATCTGCCTCGGTGGCTCGTTGTTTTCCCAGTCGAACTTCTCGATTACTGGGATTTCAAAATCAATACCTGCTCCTTTCTTCACGACCAGGCAGAACCATCTGTAGCGCTGGTGAGGGGCGCCGACGCAAGTTGCACGACACGAAGTCCACCTGCAGTCATACCCAAGCTCGTCAAAGGCCTTCACAATGACACTGATGTTCTCGTATGCTGCTAGTGTGTGAGAATTTTCCAGGAACAGATACTTGGGCTGACACTCCTTGGTGATGCGCACGACCTCGGTGAAGAGACCAGATGCCTCGTGTTCAAAACCAGTTCCCTTTCCCGCGGTGGAGAAACCGGTACAGGGCCACCCGCCGGTGATGATGTCCACCTTTCCAAGATATGGAGTGGCGTCAAAGGTACACACATCGTCAAATACAGGAACGTTGGGGTGCTTCCGCGCTAGGAACCCTCTGGCATCATCATTCTTTTCCACGTAGGCAATGGGCTCCACGATGCCACGCAGACCGTGAGTGATGCCACCGATGCCAGAGAAGAGATCGATAGCGTGCAGCATTTAACTTAAAGGACATTATTTTATCGACAATTTGACGAACTGACGTGGCCTATATGTTTGCTAGGTTTTACATTCTGTGTGAGACTAAATAGTTTCTCATAAATGACCTTATACCATTGAAATGACACTCTTTTCCGATAGTAAGATATTTGGCAGCCTTATATGCGGAAGGATATGACACCAAAACTGCCTCAATATTATCCTTTGTTATATCAATTCCCAACTTGGCATACTTTTCTATTAGTTTCAAAGATTTAGTGGCTTCTCTCCTAGCCACTTCTTCAGGGTCTTTCTTCTTACCAATCTTAGAAGCACCTA